CGAGGTGTTTGACGACAACAACACCCTTGACGGATCGAACTACTCCGACTATAATCAAATCAAAGATGCTGTTCATTCTAAACTCCGTTATTGATGAAAGTTAAGCATAATGCTGAAATTATTGTAGGAGACTATCAGTTTTCAGACTCTCTTAATAAAGAGGTTTTGCATCAATTAAAGTTTGCTAGAGATATCGGTCACACTAATGTAAAAGCCAGTTTGCATACTGGTTGGAATTGGTTACCTGATAATAAGAAGTTTTCAAACTTTAAGTCTTTTATTATATCTGAGATTGAAAAAAAATTTTCTCCTGGAAAACGAGTTGGTGGTAAACGTTATTTTGGAGAAGTGATAAACTTCTGGGGTAATGTTTATATGAAAGGTGATTATGCACAATCTCATCATCATCAACCATACGATTTTAGTTTTGCTTATTTTGTAAAATCAAAGTGGTATGATTCTCCTCTTATTTTTGATGATAGTGGAAAGAGACTTAGACCAAAAGAAGGTAGATATGTTATTTTTCCAGCTTACCTATCACATAGTGTTCCAAAACATAGATATAATCATGAAAGAATTACCTTGTCTGGAAACTATGATGTAAAACCATGAAAGTAGCAATTATAACAGACCAGCATTTTGGTGCTCGTAAGAACTCTAAACTGTTTCATGATTATTTTTTAAAATTTTATGAAGAGGTTTTCTTTCCTACCTTAGAGAAAGAGGGTATCACTACGATCATTGATATGGGTGACACTTTTGATAACAGAACTGGTATTAACTTTGCTGCTCTTGCATGGGCAAAAGATAATTATTACGATAGACTCCATAAGATGGGGATCAAAGTTCATACCATCGTTGGCAATCATACAGCATATTATAAAAACACTAATAGTATTAACGCAGTCGATCTATTGTTGCGTGAATACGATAATGTCGAAATTTATTCAGAACCCACAGAGATTAAAGTTGATGATCTGAATATTCTTTTGATACCATGGATTAATCAAGAAAATGAAGCAGACACTCTTAAAATTATTAAAAAGACAGATTGCAAGTGCGCGATGGGGCACCTTGAACTCCAAGGATTTAGAGTTAATCGACAGATCGTCATGGAGCATGGTATGGAGTGCTCAGTATTTGAGAAGTTCAGTCATGTCTTCTCCGGTCACTATCACACTAGATCGACTAATGGCAAAATCTCGTACCTAGGAAATCCATATGAGATGTTCTGGAGTGATGTGAATGATGCTCGCGGATTTCATATCTTTGACACAGAGACCCTAGAAAGAACTCCAATCAATAATCCACATAGAATGTTTTATAACATTTACTATGAGGATACTCCGCATCAAACTTTTGATACTAGAGAATATGAAAACAAAATTGTCAAAGTTGTTGTTCGTAAGAAAACCAGCACAAAGAATTTTGAAAAGTTTGTTGACAAACTTTACTCATCAGGCATCGCTGAATTAAAAGTTGTTGAAAACTTTGACTTTAGTGGATGGTATGATAAGGAAGTTGATTTAGTGGAATCTGAGGATACTATGTCAATTCTGAACAGATACATTGAAGAGGCAGAGGTCCCTCTTGATAAATCGTTGATTCAAAAAATTATGAATGATGTTTATCAGGAAGCGTGTGAGTTAGTGTAATGTATATCCTTACTATTCATGGTAGAGAAACAGAAGGAGCATATTCTGTAAAGGATGATGATGGAGATCAAATTCTTTATCTATTTGAAGAAGAAGATGATGCCATGAGATATGCTATGATGTTGGAGGATGATGGAAGTCCCGTTATGCATGTAATAGAAGTAGAAGATGATATAATGATTAAGACCTGTGAGATGCATGATTATAAGTATGCAGTGATCACAAAGAACGACCTTGTAATTCCTCCAGACGCTAGTCATGATTTTGTTTGAAACGATTCGTTGGAAAAATTTTCTATCAACGGGTAATCAATACACTGAATTTGCACTTAACGAAAATTCTACCAATTTGATTATTGGAACGAATGGTGCTGGTAAATCAACAGTGCTTGATGCTTTGACATTTTCTTTATTTGGTAAACCTTTTCGTAAGATTAATAAACCTCAACTTATCAACTCTGTGAATGAAAAGGATTGTAAGGTAGAGGTTGAATTCACCATTGGTGACACAAATTGGAAAGTGATTCGTGGGATCAAACCTGCTTTGTTTGAGATTCATAGGAATGGTTGTGTGATGGATCAGTTTGCTGCTGCTCTAGATCAACAAAAATGGTTGGAGCAAAACGTTCTAAAGATGAACTATAAGTCTTTCACACAGATTGTGATTTTAGGTAGTAGCACCTTTGTCCCTTTCATGCAACTGCCTGCAAACAGTAGGAGAGAGGTGATTGAAGATTTGCTTGATATTAAAATCTTTTCTTCCATGAATGGTATCTTAAAAGATAAGATTCGCATGGTGAAAGAAGATATCAAAGTCCTTAATCTTAAAAAAGAATCTTTAACTGATAAAGTTCAAATGCAGGAAAACTTTATTGAGGAGTTAGAAAATCAAGCAGCACAAAATATTGAAAGTAAGAAAAAGAAAGTAACTGAACTTCTTACCGAAACTGATTTGTACATGCGTCAAAATTCATTGACAGAAGAAAGTATTTTTGCCTCCACTAAAGAGCAAAAAAATGTAACTGGTGCTACTGATAAACTTCGCAAACTTGGAAACTTAAAAGGAAAGATCTCACAAAAAGTATCTACTATTACTAAAGAGCATAAATTTTTTACAGAGAATACGGTCTGCCCTACCTGTAATCAAGATATTGAAGAGACCCTAAGAATAAATAGAATTAATGACGCTCAAACTAAAGCAAAGGAGTTGCAATCTGGTTATAAAGAACTAGAGGAAGCAATTAAAGAGGAAGAAGAGCGAGAGCGTCAATTTACTACTCTATCAAAGGAGATCTCAAAACTCAATAATGATATTTCTCAGAACAATGCTAGGATTTCTGGATGTCAACGGCAAATCAGAGATCTGGAATCGGAAGTTCAAAACCTTACCGATCAACTTGCAAATAGAAATACTGAACATGAGAAGTTAGAGACCTTTAAAGACAGTTTAAAAACTACATACGAAGATTTATCTTCAAAGAAGGATACAATCTGCTATTACGATTTTTCGTATAGTCTGCTCAAAGATGGTGGAGTAAAATCTAAAATCATTAAGAAGTATCTTCCTTTGATTAATCAGCAGGTAAATCGTTATCTGCAGATGATGGATTTTTATATCAACTTTACTCTTGATGAGGAGTTTAGCGAGACCGTTAAATCTCCAATACATGAAGATTTTTCTTATGCTTCTTTCAGCGAGGGGGAGAAGATGAGAATTGACCTAGCACTCTTGTTCACCTGGAGAGAGGTGGCAAGAATGAAAAACTCTGTAAATACAAATTTACTTATCATGGATGAAGTGTTTGACAGTTCATTAGATGGATTTGGAACCGAAGAGTTTATCAAAATTATTAAATACGTTGTAAAGGATGCTAACATCTTTATTATCTCTCACAAGACTGGTCTAGAAGATCGATTTGATAATGTCATGAGATTTGAAAAAGTTAAAGGATTTAGTAGGATGATGCCATGAAAGTTTTAGTCACAGGTCATAATGGTTTCATTGGTCGCAATGTTTTTTTAGATTGGCAACAAACCATTGGTGCCAATAATGTAGATGGTATTGATTATCCTGATGATATCGGTAACTTTGATGGTGGTGATTACGATCTCGTTATTCATCTTGCAGCGTATGCTGACATCAGAGAGAGTTTGAAAGAACCACAACTTTACTATGAAAACAATGTAATCAAAGCAAAGAAATTATTTGAATGGTGTAGAGAAACTAATACGAGACTTCTGTATGCCTCTTCTAGTGCAGTAGAGGAAGATTACTGGGAGAATCCATATGCAATGACAAAGTGGATTAATGAAGTCATGGCACCACCCAATTCAGTTGGTATGAGGTTCACAACTGTCTATGGTCCTAACAGTCGTCCTAATATGATGTATAGGATGCTTGAGGACAAGACAGCAAAGTATGTCACAAACCATAAACGTGATTGGATTCATGTTGAAGACGTGTGTCGTGCTATTCATTATCTTGCATCCTCTAGTATCACAGGTCCTGTAACCGTTGGTACGGGTAAATCAGTTTCGGTTAGAAAACTTGCTCGGGCGATGGGTATGGGACATCTTCCTCTTGTGGAGGATACACCTGGAGAGAGAATGGATAACCAGGCAGATATTTCTAAACTAAAGGATCTCGGTTGGTCTCCTACTGTAAATATTTTTGATACAGTGTGAAGTTCTATATCAAAAATATTAATTTAACAAAAACTTCATGAAGTTAGCATACGAACACTAAATAATAACAGAATTGGAGATAGCAAGATGCTCTAAACGTCTTCGTTATTTTTATTGTAATTGGAGAGAGTCATGCACAACATCATCTCATACAATCAATTAGCCGGTTGGAAACAAAGCGTGGAACATTTAGATAGGACTATAACACACGCTAACGAACAATCTGACGCATTAAACGATTATTACAACTGCCTGATTGAATGTGATGAGAGTCAGCACATCTGTAAACAAATTTGCAAAACAGTTTTAGACTAGACTACAGACACAAGGAGAACTGTCACTAAGTGCCCCCCGCTTCGGCGGGGGGTTTAGTATTATAGGGGCATACGAAACAAAACACATGGCAGTCAAGCACGAAATCAAATC